AGGATGATGAGCCGAACAGGATTCTCGGATACCCGGTTTACACGTCTGCTTACGCGCCTGAAAACATGGTGGCTTTTGGCGACTACTCGTACTACAACATTGGCGACCGTGGTTCACGCTCGTTTAAAGAGCTTACAGAGCTTTTCGCTGGAAACGGCATGATAGGTTTCGTTGCTAAAGAGCGTGTAGACGGAAAACTCGTGCTTAAAGAAGCAGTGCAGATTCTACCTGTTAAAACAAGCGTGGCAGCTTAAAAGTTAAGGAGGGGTGTTGATGATAGTTACGATTGAGGAAGCAAAAAACTATCTTAGGGTGGATAGTCGAGAAGATGATGAGCTTATCAACACCCTTATTCATTCTGCTGAAAAACTCTGCCAGGGAGTAGCTCGTAAAAACGATACTAGTTTGATTAGTGAAAACTTTGACGAGTATCGGCTCGCAGTCTTATACGCTACAGGCTACTTGTATGAGCATCGGGAAGAAGCAGACCATCACGCGCTAACTCTCACCTTACGTTCGATGCTTTTTACTGTTAGAAAAACGGGGTTTTAAATGAGAATAAGTTTATTAAACGAGCGTATTATGCTGCTTAAAAACAGTGTTGAAATTGATGATATTGGCAATCATAAGATTAAGTGGAGTAAATATTACGAGTGTTACGCCACGGTAAGTGCTGAAAGTCCCGTGGAGCAGACTTCGGCGGGAAACGTGTGGGATGAGTCAAAAATAGATTTTACTATACGCTATTCGAAAGAAACAGCCGCAATATCATCTATCGGTTACAGGATTATTTTCCATGATACGGTTTACGAGATTTTAGGTGTTGACCACATGAATTATAAGAAGAAAAGCCTGAAACTTCACTGTAAGAGGTGTAAAAAGTGAGCAAAACAGGAGTAGATAATCTTTCAAACAGGATAATAAAAGAGCTTAAAACTTACGCTGATACTACGAGTGAGAAAGTAAAAGAAGCAGTTAAAAACGTGAGTAAAACCGTTAAAGAAGATATAGAAAACACAGCTCCGAAACACACGGGTAAGTATGCGAAAAGTTGGGCGGTTAAAACTGTTAAAGAAACAGAAAACGCTCTCACACTGGTAGTTCACTCAAAAAACAAGTATCAGCTTACACACTTGTTAGAGTATGGGCATGCTAAACGAGGTGGCGGACGCGTTGAGGCAAGAGCACACATTAAGCTTGCGGAAGAAAAAGCGATTAAAAGCTTCGAAGAAAAAATAAGGGAGGCAATAGAACATGACTAGACTTTTAAGCATCATGCGAGAGATAGATTTTCCTTTTGCTTATCACCATTTTGCTGAAGGAGAATCACCTTCCCCACCGTTTCTTGTGTTTCTTGCGCCTGCAAGCAGTAATTTTGCGGCAGACGGGAAAACATATTTTAAAGCAAACGAAGTTCATATCGAACTATACACAGATTATAAGAATCCTAGTGTGGAAGAAAAAGTTGAAGCCGTGCTTGATAGGCACGGCATTTTTTATAACAAAACAGAGACGTTCATAGAGTCGGAAAAGCTTTATGAAACACTCTACATTTTTGAAATGGAGGTAACAGAAAATGGGAAACAAGGTTAAATACAATCTTAAAAACGTGTACGCGGCAAAACTTAAAAAAGACGCAGGCGGAAGTTTTAACTATGATGCGCCTAAACCTATTCCGGGAGCTGTGAGCATAAGCCTTGATGCGGAAGGTGAATCCTCACCGTTTTACGCTGACGGGATTGTCTACTTCCGCTCGACTGCGAACAACGGTTACAGTGGCGACTTGGAAATGGCTCTTATACCTGAATGGTTTAGAACAGAAATATTAAAAGAAAAACTTGATAAAAACGGTGTGCTGGTAGAAAAAGCAACTACCGGTGAAGCGGAAAAGTTCGCACTCCTTTTTGAGTTTGACGGTGATGTTAAAGCAATCCGCCACGTGCTTTATAACTGCTCGGCTTCCAGACCTTCTATCGCTTCGGAAACTAAGGAAGACACGATAGAACCGGGTACTGAAACACTCTCGCTGACGGCTGATCCTAGAGAAGATGGGCTTGTGAAATCCCGTAGCGGAGATACGACATCTGATGAAATTTACGCTAACTGGTATAAGAGCGTGTATGTTCCTCAAAACACGACAGAGGTTAAACCTAAGTAAAGGGAGTGGTGAATATGATTGAAAAAACAGTAAAAATCGGTGGCAAAGACGTGAAGTTTCGTTCTTCTGCCACTATTCCAAGACTGTATCGTATCAAATTCAAGCGTGATATTTTTCAGGATCTTTCTAAACTCGAAAAATCGTATAAGAGTAAAAGCACCGGGTTTGAGATTGATGATCTGGAGATTTTTGAAAACGTAGCCTACATCATGGCCTACCATGCGGATAACACGATTCCTGAAACGATTGAAAAATGGCTCGATGAGTTTGAAATGTTTTCTATCTACGAGGTGCTGCCTGAAATTTTGGAGCTTTGGGGTGCGAATTTACAAACACAGGTTCAATCTAAAAAAAAGTTACGTCAACTACAAGAGAAATGACAACCGCGTTATTTCTTCTTAGATGCACAGAGATTGGGATAAGTATTCGCGAACTGGATCTTTTAACCATCGGCATGATTTTAGACATGTGGACAGAGAAAGCAAACGATAGTGTGAAATACGATAAGCTCGCAAGCCAGGCAGAATTCGACAGGTTCTAGACGAAAACCAAACATTCTTATGCAAGGCGTTAAAATATCTGAATTTTTTTATTCCTAAATTAAGAGAAAAGGAGGTGAAGTTATGGCAAACAGGATTAAAGGTATTACCGTTGAAATCGGTGGAGATACGACAGGCTTGGATAAAGCGTTAAAAGACGTGAATACGACTATAAGATCCACGCAAGCTCAGCTTCGTGACGTAAACAGGCTGTTAAAACTCGATCCGTCCAACGCTAAACTTTTAGCACAAAAACAGCAGTTGTTGCAGCAGGAAATAGCAAACACTTCCGAGAAACTTAACGCTTTAAAACAGGCTGATAAGCAGGCTAAAGTACAGCTTGAAAACGGGGATCTCGGTAAAGACAAGTATGATGCTTTGCAGCGTGAGATTATTGAAACCGAGCAGAATCTTAAAAATTTAGAACAGCAGGCAAAGAAAGTCCCTTCAGCGTTAGCAGTTTCTATGAAAGAAACCGGGGATAAAATTAAAAGTGTCGGTGAGAAAACAGCCCAAGTCGGTACAAGCTTATCCACGCATGTTACCGCACCAATTGTGGGGCTTGGAGCCGCATCGTTAGCCGCGTTTAACGAAGTTGATGCGGGCATGGACACGATTGTTACTAAAACAGGCGCAACAGGAAAAGCACTGGAGGGTATGCAAGATAGTATGAAAAATCTTGCTACCAGTATTCCTACTGATTTTCAAACCGCAGGTGCTGCTATCGGCGAGGTGAACACCAGATTCGGTTTAACAGGTAAAAGCCTTGAAGACCTGTCAGGCAGATTTATTAAATTTGCTCAAATTAACAACATGGACGTTTCCACGGCCGTTGATAACACGCAGAAAGTTGTGGCTGCTTTTGGGCTTAAAGCACAGGACGCCGGAGCTTTACTTGATACGATGAACGCAGTCGGCCAGCGTACCGGTGTCAGCATGGATACGCTTGCTAAAACCATGGTTACTAACAGTGCCTCCTTACAGCAGCTCGGGTTTAGCGCATCGGATGCCGCTAATTTCTTAGGCAATGTTGAAATGTCGGGTGCTGACACGTCACAGGTTATGACTGCTCTAACTAAAGCACTAGCTGCTGCTACTGCTAAAGGCACGCCTATGAAACAGGCTTTAGAAGATATTCAAAACAGTATGGTGAATGCGAAAAGCGACACTGAAGGTTTAAAAGTAGCTTATGAGCTGTTTGGTAAGCGTGCGGGCGCGGCTATTTATCAGGCGTGTAAAAACGGTTCACTGTCTTTTGCTGAGCTTGGTACTTCCCTTAAAGATAATGCCGGCAGCGTGGAGAAAACGTTTAACGAAACGCTTGATCCGATAGATAAGTTTAAGACTTCAATGAATAGTCTGAAAATCGTGGGAGCAGATCTTGGCAGTTCTCTTGCAACGGTTTTACAGCCTATGCTTGAAAAATTCGCTTCCTGTATGAAGTCTTTAAGCGAAGCCTGGAACGGATTGTCTCCTGGAATGAAGGATGCGATAGTAAAAATCACGCTTATTGCTGCAACAGTCGGTCCTGTGCTCATTGTGATCGGGAAAATTATTAGTGCTGTTGGAACAATAACTTCTGCTCTGGGAGGTCTTATCGGGCTTCTTGGAGGAACAGCCACAGCCACTACTGCGGTAGGCGTGGCAGGAGGAGCAAGTGCTGCAGGAACAGCGGCGGCAGGGACAGCAGCAGGAACAGCGGCTGTTGGGTTTGGAGCGTTAAACGTTTCACTTCTTCCTATTATCGGTATTATTGCGGCGATTATTGCCGCGGTTGTGGCGATTATTGCGATGATTAAAAACTGGGGTGCTATAAGCGAATGGTTTAAAAACCTGTGGCAGGGTGTTTGCCAGAGTGTGAGCAGTATTTGGCAAAACATCTCGGAGTTTTTCCAAAACGTGTGGCAAGGCTTGGTTCAGGTTTTTACCGGCGTGTGGGATACGATTAAAAATGTGCTCACGGTAGCTCTCATGTTTATCGTAGAGCTTATCAAAGGCTATTTTTCGCTTATCACACTACCGTTTAGGTTTATTTGGGAAAACTGTAAAGACGTGATTATAGGCGCATGGGATGCGATTAAAACCACGGTAAGTAGCGTGCTTGAAGCCATAAACAGTGTAATAACAAGTGTTATGGACACGATTATGTCGTTTATAACAAGCGTGCTAAACACTATAAGTAGTGTGTTTACGAGCGTGTTCAATGCGATTTTAAGTGTTGTAACCTCTGTTTTTAACAGTATAAAATCGGTGGCTGAAACGATATGGAATGTAATTTGCAGTGTTATAACCAACGTGGTAAACACGGTTAAAAATACGGTTTCTACAGTGTTTAACGCGGTGGCGGGCGTTGTAGGCAACGTTTTTAACGGTATTAAAAACACGACCGTATCAATTTGGAACGGTATTAAAAACGCTATCATCACTCCGATTGAAGCGGCGAAAAACAAGGTTAAAGCAGTAGTTGACGCTATAACAGGCTTTTTTGCAGGTATTAGACTTAGTCTTCCTCATATTAAACTGCCTCATTTTAGTATTAAAGGACACTTCTCACTCGCACCACCGTCTGTACCGTATCTTGCTATCGACTGGTATAAGAAGGCAATGGATAAGCCGATGCTGTTAAACGGGGCTACTATCTTCGGTGAGAAAAACGGGCATTTGCTTGGCGGTGGCGAAAAAGGCCCTGAGGTGATTATGGGGCTTGATACTTTGCAGAATATGAGTGCGGGAGCAAACACGCAAATGCTTAGTGTTATGAACCAGATTCTAGCGATTATGGACTCGTATTTCCCACAGTTTTCCAACCAGAGTATTGTGCTTGATTCAGGCGAGCTTGTGGGAGGTATTGCACACAAGATGGATAGTGAGCTTTTCAAGCTTCAAACAAGAAAAACAAGGGGGTGGTAAAAGTGTATGGCATGACAATAAACGGGTTGCATAGTTTTAAGGATTTAGGCTTAGTTCCAACACTTAAGCCACATGTTAATCTACCATCCCCAAGGTTTAGCTATCTGGAAGTACCCGGAAGATTGGGAAGTTTTGATCTTACAGAAAGTTTAGCAGGTGAAGTTTTATACGAGATGCGTGAAGGAAGTTTTGAGTTCATTGTCGCAGATAAAGGCGTGTGGCAGAAAGCTTACGAGAGGCTTAAACGTGATGTTCACGGGCTTAAAACAACACTTGTATTGGACAGTGAATCTTCCTTTTACTATCAGGGTCGAGTGTGGGTAAGTGATTTTAAATCAGATAAAAACTATGAAACGATTACGCTTAACTACAGGCTAAACCCTTATAAGCACAGTGTTTTAGACATGGAAACAGGTGGCGTGTACACGTTAAAAAACGTGCAGGTTAAAGACGGGAAAGAAATCAGGCTTACCCGTGATTTTGATATGACGCTTATACCTGAATTTACTAATAAAACACTAAACACAATAAGCGTTGATTTTAACGGAAAAACCTACAGTCTAAAACAAGGCATATCTCGTTTCCCTGAACTTAGAACACGCGAAAATAATATGACGCTTACGTTTCAAGGCACAGGCACACTTGATATTTCCTACCTAAGGGGGTGGTTATAAATTGTACAGAATAACTCTTGATGAAACAGCCTTGTATTATCCGGGCGACACTAAGAATGTTCTTCTTGACGCGACGCTTAACGTGGAGCTTAACACTGCAGGCACGCTGGTGTTTACGTGTCCGAAAGAAAATCCCTGCTATGAGAAGTTTTTGAACAGAAAATCAGTGGTGAGCGTGTATCGCGGTGAGAAAGAAATTTTTACCGGAGAGGTAAGAGAACAGGAGAAAGACTTAAACCAAAACAAGAAAGTAGTATGCGCAGGTCTTTTAACGTATCTGGCAGACAGTATTCAGCCGCAGAAAGAATATCATGATCACACACCTTACCAACTGTTGGAAAAATTCCTAAACATTCATAACGAGCAGGTGGATGATAGGAAGAAGATTCATATCGGAAAAGTCAGCGTGACAGATCCCAATAATTCCCTGTACAGGTTCACTAATTTTGAAACCACGCTTGAAGCAATTATGGGAAAAATGGTAGATAAGCTGGGCGGATACTTAAAGCTAAGACGAGAAAAAGACGGGCTGTACCTTGATTATCTTCGCTTGGAAGAAATGGGTAAAATGGCGAAGCAACCGGTTGAGTTCGGTTTGAACCTGCTTGATTATACTGAAAACTTATCGGCAGAAGATGTTACTACAGCACTTATCCCTTTAGGTAAAGAACTGGAAAGTGAAAACAGCAAAAACGAGGTTCTTAAAAAATACACGGATATTACAAGCGTTAATAATGGGAAAAATTATCTTGTTTCCGCTCAGGCAAAGAGCGCGTTTGGTTGGGTTTGTAAAGTCGTTAGATGGGATGATGTTGCTGTTCCTGAAAACCTGTTACGTAAAGCCTCTCTTTGGCTTAAAGATAATCAGTTCGAACAGACAGAGCTTAACTTAAGCGCGGTTGACTTATCCGAATTTGACCTTGATTTTGAAACTATTGAGTGCGGAGACAGATTAAGGTGCATAGCATCGCCTTTTGGCATGGACCGGGTATTTCCCGTGATGAGACAGTCTATTCCATTGCAAAAACCCGGTGAGATGAAAATCGTCCTGGGCAGTCAAACCAGGCGAAGCTACGTGCAAAGTTCACATAATTCTGTGCAAAGCCTGCGTGAAGAAAATCTTGCAACAAGAAAAATAGACAACGAGCGCGTGCAAAGTGAAATCAACAATATTAAAGCACAGATGAACATCACCTCAGGCGGCTACAAGGTAACAGAATATGATGATTCAGGCAGATGGTTAAGAGACCTTTACATGGATACGCCTGATAAGAATACTGCTACAAAAGTATTACAGGTTAATATGAACGGGATTGGCGGAAGCCATAACGGTTTTGCAGGACCTTATAATACGGCGATTACTTTAGACGGGCGTATTTACGGAGATAGAATAATCGGGCATTCGATTGATGCTGAGAAACTTTCAGTTTCTTACACTTCGCAGGTGGAAAAGCAGATCGCAGACGCAAAACAGGAAGCTATTTCTGATAGTGATGAGAAACTTAAAAGCTACTATACGATAAACGAGGTTAACACCAAGTTTTCTGTAACAGATCGAAAGATTGAATCAAGTGTTGAAACAGTTAATCAGAAACTGGAGCAGAAAAACGGTAACTATTACGGCACGTATACTCCCTACTCTTCTAATGCTCCGGCTAACTCATGGACAAGCAGAAGTGAGAAGTTAAACCACGTGGGAGATTTTTTCTTCGACACTCAAACAGGCTACGCCTACAGGTATCGGGTTAAAAGAGACTGCTTAGAGATTAAGTTTAACAGTAATTGCCGTACGGAAAGCGCAAACTATGATTGGGTGGAAGTTTTCTATGAGTCTGAGGGTAAGATTCACGTTTTACCGAAACTCGGCGGTGCTGACATAGCAGATAAAAGAATCTTTGTGCCAAACAATATGTTCTGGCTTTATTTTAGAAGCGATGGCTCAAGCCATGATTATTACGGTTTTAAGATTGATGCGATAAGAAAAAGCAGTTCAAGGAAAGAAGTTCAAGATAGTTTAGCGGTTTTACCTAACGATGCCGGAAACATAATAGAACTGTCAGGCAGCAACTATCCTGAGTCAGAGCATGATCCGTATCAGGATAATACAAGAAAACTCTGGCGGTATACGTCAAATGAGAGTCTTGACAGCTACCTGGAGTTTGACTGGGTTAGAGTTAGTGATAAAGACATTCAGGCTGCTAAAGAAACAGCTGAGAGGGCTATATCTAAAGTTTCTATTGTTGAAGACTCGATTACTTCCATGGTGAAAAAGGGTGAGTTCGGTTCGTTTATGCGGCAAAACTACAACAGTTTTCTGATTGGATTTAACGAGTCAAGCAACTATGTTCAAATCACTGCAGGGCAAATAGGTCTTTACAACGGGTCGATTGATTCTGATAGTAAGCGTGCCGTATTTGATCAAAACGGTAACCATTTTTATCGTGATGGCTACTATGTGGGAAAAATCGGAACGAATCAGTGGAATAAAGACGACTCTCATAAAGGGCTCGTGTTTGACCTCTCTCCTGAAGGAAAGTATATGGCTTTCGCGCAAAAAGAATCATCCTATTCTAATTCGTATAATACGATGCTTTGTTTTTCACGCTCAGGCAGTATATATGACGAGTACGGCTTGCATTTAGGCTGCAACTTTTATGCCCACGGTTTCAAGGTTATAAACCCGCAGTGGGAAGGAGGCTTTGGAACTACGGCCACCATTCATTATGTGCAGGTACTTGATGTGGATGAGTACGGCAAAGTAAGAAGATGGGGTGAAAACGGGCGCATGGTATTTAAAAACGGTATCCTCATGGACTTGACTTTCTACAACTAAGGAGATGAATATGGCAGAACTTATTATTAACACAAACGAAGTTGTGATAAACGAAGGTACTAAAAACAGTGACATAAAAGTCGCTAAAACTGTTGATGAGAGTATGGAACTAGAGCAGTTTATCAGCAACAGTAAGTACGCAAAAATGATAGAAGACATCAATCACAAACTGGATATTCTAATCGAGGAAAAGGAGGTGGAAGATGGAAAAGCCGACCATTAACTATGCGATAGCTACACAAAAGTTTAGAGCGAAGTTAAGCGATGAGATAGTGTCTTTACAAAAAAGCATCCCTATCCCGACCTACATGGTTGAAGGGATAATCGCATCAATTTTAGCTGACATACGCTCAGCGGTGATAGCTGAAAACACGATGGAACATGTTGCTTTTAGTGAGGAAAACACAAAGTATTACGAAGAACAGTTAGAAAAACTAAACGAGGAAATCCTAAAACTTAAAGCAGAAAAAGAAGAAAAACCATAAGGAGGAAAGCCTTATGTATAGAGGAACAACACCTACAAACGTGTTCAGGACAGATGTGGATTTAGAAAACGCATCTGTCCTTTTTGTTAGCTATAAGCAAAACGGAAAAGTTGTTTTAGAAAAAAGCTTAGAGGATGTGAGTGTTAAAAAGACGCTTGTAACAGTAAATCTCACGCAGAAAGAAACACTTTTGTTTCAAGACGGTATTGTCACGATTCAAATCAGAGCCAAGTTTCCCGACAACACGGCTATCGCTTCAAATCTGATACGAACAACAGCTGAAGAAATAGTAAAGGACGGTGAGATTTAATGGCAGAACTACAGGCAAGTTTTAAACACAATACAGATATGAGCGCATCTTTTGAAAGCATCATAAAAGTAACAGGCGAAGAAACAACGGATTACAACAGGCTTACTAACCTGCCGAAAATTAACCAAGTAAAGCTTATAGGCAATAAAACGCTTTTAGAGCTGGGACTTTGCTCTATCAGCAATATTGAACTCGAAGAATTACTTAAATAAGGAAGGAAATTATTATGCAAACTAAATTTTTAGATAACAACGGACTTTTATACGTTTGGAAGAAAATCAAGGAAAGCTTTGTGAAAAAAGAAGAGCTGACAAAAGCTTTGGAAACAGTGCCGAAGAAAGTTGCGGATTTAAGTGATGCGGCAAACTATGCACAAGTATCTTCAGTGCCAACCAAGGTGGAAAACCTGACAGATGCGTCAGAATACGCGAAGAAAACCGACATCGTGACGAACGTAGAAAATCTTCAAGGCATTGATGCGTATGCGAAAACAAGCGCATTACCGACAAAAGTAGAACAGCTGGAATACGCAGCGAATTATGTGAAAAAGACAGACCTTACTGAAGAGGTAAAGCATCTTGTCGGCAACATTCAATCAATTGATTTTAAGGTGGTTGATAGCCTGCCTCAGACAGGTGATAAGGCAACAATCTATCTTATAAGCGATAACAAGGGCGAAAACGATGCGTATGATGAGTACATTTATGTAAACGACAGGTTTGAAAAAATCGGTACAACATCAGTTGATTTAAGCGACTATGTGAAAAAAGAAGATGTTAAAAGTATCAGCAATGAAGAAATCGATGCACTGTTTGTGTAGGTGAAGCTTATGACAGACAGGTTTTTAGGCAAAGAAGGGTTGCTTAGGCTGATAGAAAAATTGAAAGGAAAATTTGCCACACTGGACAGTCCTGCTTTTACGGGAAAACCGACTGTTCAAACACCAACCTATATACCGGACACCAGAGGAAAAGAAATCGTTAACCGTGAATACGTGGATTTCGTAACAAAGCTGTTGATACATCAGGAAATGCCTAAGCTCCCTAAGCAGTTCAAATGGGTTATTACACCTGATTCTTGGCAGGAAGTACTAGATGGTTATGTGTATGGCTTTTTTTACGAAAAATATTACAAGCCACATAAAGAACGCTACTCCAACAATGCGCAGGAACAGAATGTAGCACTTGATATAAAAATCGACTTCGAAAGACTTCCGTCTATGAGGTTTTATGGCATGGGAGATATTAAGGAGGTTTGCAAACTAACGATGGCAATCGGCAGTGATTGGCGGATTTACTGTTATGGGGATAAACCTTCAAACGAAATACCGGTAATTATTACGTTTATGCAGGTAGAAGATGTAACTGATCTTATTAAGGAGGCGGTAGAATGAAAGAATTTTGGAATACACTACAGTTGGCTTTCACAGTAGTAGGCGGCTGGCTGGGATACTTTTTAGGTGGGTGCGATGGTTTAATCCTTGCACTTCTTTTATTTGTGGTAACTGATTACATCACTGGCGTGATGTGTGCGGCGATTGATAAAAAGCTTTCAAGCAGTGTTGGTTTTAAGGGCATCTTTAGAAAGGTGCTCATTTTTATGCTTGTTGGCATAGCAAACATTATAGATTTTCAGGTTATTAAGCAAGGAAGTGTGATTAGAACTGCGGTAATTTTCTTTTACCTGTCTAACGAAGGACTTTCACTTATCGAAAATGCGGCTCACCTGGGGCTTCCAGTGCCTGAGAAATTAAAGAACGTTTTAGAACAATTACACGACAAAGACAGAAAGGACAATACTCATGAGTAGAAAAGGAATAGACGTATCAGTCTGGCAGGGTGACATTGATTTCAATGCGGTGAAAGCATCCGGTGTTGAGTTTGTGATCATTCGAGCAGGATACGGTATCGGGCATAAAGACAAGTGGTTTGAGGAAAACTATCGTAAAGCAAAAACAGCCGGTCTTGATGTGGGCTCTTACTGGTATTCTTACGCAAGCTCTGCAGGTGAGGCGGCTTTAGAGGCTCAAAGCTGCGTGAACATACTTTCAGGTAAGAGTTTTGAGTATCCTGTTTACTTTGATTTGGAAGAAAAAAGTCAGCTTAACCGTGGACGGGATTTTTGTGATTCTTTGATTACAAGTTTTTGTAACAAGCTGGAAGCTTGCGGGTATTATGCAGGTTTTTACACTTCGCTTTCGGTAGCTAATAATCTTGTGTCCTCTCGTGTTAGAGACCGTTACGCTTTGTGGATCGCACAGTGGAACACGCACTGTGATTATCAAGGCTCATATGGTCTTTGGCAATACTCGTCAAGTGGCAGCGTGGGTGGAATAGCCGGAAGAGTTGACATGGATTATGCTTACGTGGATTATCCAAGCGTGATTAAAAACGCCGGTCTAAACGGATATAAAAACGGCGGCTCTTACACTGCTCCTCAAACGTCAAGCATTGATGAAGTGGCAAGAGAAGTTATTAACGGTGATTGGGGTAATGGAAATGAGCGTAAAAACCGTTTAACTCAAGCCGGATACGATTATACGAGCGTGCAAAATAAAGTTAATGAACTTCTTGGTGTTAAAGCCTATAGAAAGTCGGTTGATGAGCTTGCACGTGAAGTAATCCGAGGCACGTGGGGTAACGGCAGCACACGAAAACAGCGTCTAACTCAAGCAGGATACGATTATGATGCAGTACAAAAACGAGTAAACGAACTCTTGTAAAACAGTTTGAAACACTTATAAAGCCCGAGGCTTGTTCCTACATTGGAGCAATCCTCGGGCTTTTTTTATTTTTGAAAACTTTTTTAGAAAAACCGTCAGATTATCACCTTTCCCAAGGCTACCCCATAGAAGGGCACAAAGTCCTTTTAGAAAGGAGGCGGCACATGAAACAAAAACTTGTCGTAAGTGTTTCAAAAAAGCCTAAAGAAGATGGGCTTGCAAGTTGTAAACCTATCGGGCTGAGAGAAAAAATCATCCGATTCTTCCTCGGAAAGAAAGAAGACATCATGGTCTTTATTCCAAGTAACAGAATCGATGAAGTCGTGGTTCAAAACAAGAAAGGTGAATAAGAATGAACGAAAACACGGTAAAAAAGATAATTGGCGATCTTGAATCACTGATTGGTCACCTGAAAGAGATCGAAGGTGAAGCAACACATAAGACGTTACCAAAACAAGTACCTGAAACTAAAAAGGTGAGTTTGGAGGATGTTCGAGCGGTTTTAGCAAAACTTAGCCAGCTGGGAAAGACAGCTGAGGTGAAGAAACTCATCGTAAAGCACGGTGCGCAAAAGCTTTCAGATATTCCTGAAAGCGAGTATGCGAGCCTGTTGTTTGAAGCGGAGGGAATTAAAGGTGACTAAGCATGCTTTACTTTCCCGAACGGCGGCACACGCGTGGTGTGAGTATAAGCTGAATAAGCTTCTTAACCGTCCGTGCGAAAAACCGTCAACAGAGTATGACTCAAACGAGATGCAGGAATGCTCGGATGCTTACGTGGATTTCGTAATGGAAAAGTATGAGCAGGCAAAGCTTAACTGTCAAGATCCTATTCTTCTCATAGAGCAGAAAGTTGATTTTTCAGCTTACGTGCCTGATGGGTTTGGTACAGCGGACTGCATTATTGTAGGCGATAAAACGCTGCAGGTTATCGACTTTAAGTACGGTCAAGGCGTGCTGGTTGATGCTTACGAGAATCCGCAGATGAAATGCTACGCTCTTGGAGCTTTAACGCTTTTCGACAGCTTGTACGAGATTCAAAGCGTTGAGATGAGTATTTTTCAGCCACGGCGTGACAACGTATCAACTTTCACACTACCTGTTGCGGAGCTTATCTCTTGGGCTGAAAGCGTGCTTAAACCTAAAGCAGGGCTTGCTATTAAAGGCGAAGGCGAATTTGAAGCCGGTGACTGGTGCAGGTTTTGCAGGGCAAAAGCCACGTGCCGTAAAAGGGCGGAAGAAAACCTTAAACTTGCAGAACTTGAGTTCAAACCGCCTTCTGTTTTAACGGATAGTGAGATTGAAGAAGTGCTCACGCTTATCCCACAGTTAACGAAGTGGGCTGATGATGTTTTAGCGTA